CAAATATCGTGAAGCTGGAAGGTAATAAGCGGACGACGAAGGTAGAGTTCGACAATCCCCAGGTAGGCGTGCTTCGCCTGACGAAGGCGCAGTACACTACTCTCAGGGGCCTTCCGACCAAGTTTGAATATATTACCTCTAACAAGGATTTATTCAACCGTTATATCATGGTCGATAAACAGGTTCGGAACGACGACGACTATGCGTCAATCGAGTTCATCCCGGCTAAGAAGCCTACGGAGCGGCCCGACGTTGAAATTCCCGAGGACGTAGATATTTCCGAGCTTTTCGAAATCGATATGAAACTTGCAAAAAACACGCTCGCGCTTCACCTGTCCGATACTGACGGTGACGACGACGAGGGTGTGGATTATGAAGACGAGGAGGATAGTGTGGATGCAAAGAAGAAGACTCACGGAAAGCCTTCTAAGGGACACGGAAAGGTCGTTGAGGACGACGACGACGAGGACGATTTTGAGGATGATACTGACAGTACCGACGATTTCGAGGACGACGACGATACCGACGTTGACGACGACGAGGAAGAGGACGACGAGTCCGACGACGAGTCCGACGACGAGTCCGACGATGAAGAGGATTCAGACGACGAAGAGGAAGTAGAGGACTCGGACGACGACGATACCGAGAGCTTCGACGACGACTTCCTTGACGACGTGGACGCTGACTTCGACGACGAGGAAGAGGGCGAGGAAGACGACGCCCCTCCCGCGCTCCCGAAGAAGGGCAAGAAGACGGCCGCCGCCGCGCCTTCAAGGAAGGCCGCCAAGGCTCCCGAGAAGACGAAGGCGAAGAAACATACGGAGGAGCCGAAGAAGCCCGCCAGAGGCCGTCCTACGAAGCCCGTAGAGGCCGAAAAGCCCGCCGCGAAGCGCGGACGCAAGCCCGCAGTAGCCGCCGAGCCTCCGAAGAAGCGCGGACGCCCCGCGAAGGCCGCTCCCGCTCCCGCGAAGAAGGGAAAGAGGTAAATTATGTCGCCTTCTCTACATGAAATGGAGGAGGCCGTCAACAAGGGAATCGGAACGAAGCTAGTCACGCACCTTGTTACCGAAAAAGGTAACAAGGTTGTGCCTGGGCTAAGTTCTGGTTCCCTTTGTTTGAACGACGCTCTTTCAGGTGCGCCTAACGTGGGATATGCGTGGGGGCGCACCATTGAAATTTATGGGCCAGAGCAAAGCGGAAAGACTACGCTTGCGTTGCACGCCATCGCCGAAGCGCAGAAACTTAACCTACCGTGTATGTATGTGGACGCGGAACACGCTTGCGATCCGCGCTACATGGCGAACATAGGAATAAATTTAAAAACATTATCATTTTTACAGCCTGATTACGGAGAGCAATCGCTAGACGCGGTTATCGCGGCAATCAAGGCTGGCTATCGACTTATTGTTGTCGATTCGGTAGCCGCGCTGACGCCACTTGCGGAGCTTGAGGGTGACATGGGAGACGCCCACGTAGGCAGGCAGGCGCGAATGATGGGACAGGCCATGCGGAAGCTGACTGCCCTGGCGCATAAGCAAAAGACGATTGTAATTTTCATAAATCAGTTGCGTATGAAAGTCGGCGTGATGTTCGGAAATCCCGAGACTACACCGGGCGGAAACGCGCTGAAATTCTTCGCGTCGTACAGGCTTGAGGTTCGTTCTCCTCGCGGTGGAAAAATTGAAGAGAAAGACGCGATGAAGGAAACTTCCGAGGTAGGCACGCAGACTAATATCAAGGTAATTAAGAATAAGGTTTATCCTCCTTTCAGGACAGCCTCATTCGATATTATCTATGGAAAGGGCATCGACAAGTTTAGCGATGCGGTGGATTATCTCGAAAGAAAGAATCTTATTATTGACAAGAAGATTGTCATAAATAAGAAAAAGTACACGAAGAAGACGCTGGTTGACGCGATGCGCGACGACATAAAAGTTAAGCAAGCGGTGATTGCGTTAATAAAGGAGCAGATACATGGTGGTACTGAGTGACCTACACCTTGGGAAGGTACAAGATACTATCGAGATAAAGGGACTGCCCTCTAGGCTTTATGATACGAAAATGCGGGTATATGAAGCCATAAGTTATGCGGCGAAGAGGAGTGAAAGCGTTGCCCTGGCTGGCGATGTATTTGACTCAGCTTCGCCGAATCCTATTGTAATATCCGTGTTTTTCGAAATACTGCGCTTCGCGGAAAAGAAAAATGTAAAACTTATGATCATTCCAGGGAATCACGATTGCGGCGTGAAATATACGTCTATGCAATATATGGCGCATAATCACAATTCGTTGGCTACCGTGATCACGTCGCCCACGGTTCTACTCGTAGACGGGCTTAATGTGGTTTTCCTTCCGCACGTTCCGAAGTCGGTTATCGACGTTGAAGGCTATCAGGAATGGGTAGTGAATAAGCTGACTGCCGAAGAGACGAAGAAAATTGATGTGGTAGTCGGACACGCGCACTTGTCGGGAGCGTCTAACTCCTCGGACGTGGAGCTTGAGGCGGGAGACGCGATTCACTTTAATCCTTCCAAGTTTTTCAAATATAAGCTAGGCGTGTTCGGACATATTCATAAGTACCAGGAATTAGGGAAAAACGTATATTGCGGCCCGGTGTGTACCAATTCGTTTGACGAGGCCCCTATCGAGAAGGGCTTTATTCATATCACGAAGAAGGAAGGCGTCGGATACGAGTTCGTTCCATACGCCACTTCCGAGACTGAGTACAAGCAACTCACGATAGACCTAGTTAATAAGGACGCGATAAATTATGATCCGGCGAAAATGGCAAAGCTGGCAAAGGGAAAGCTACTGAAGCTAGTCGTTCATGCGCGGGACATGATGCAAGTCGATCAGGTGGAAATCAGAAAGCGGTTTGACGAGTACGGCACCGTAGTTCGATTCGAAATCGTGCTGAATGATAAATACACGGGCGAGGCAGAGGACGACGACGTAGCTGAAGTATTCGAAAATATAAATTACAAGCCTGTCTTCAAGGCTTGGATTAAAGACAAGAGCGACATGACCGACGAAATGAAAAAGCAAGTGCTGGCAATCGGTTACGACGTGATAGAGGAGGTATTGAATGCTTCAAGAGCTAGAGCTTAATAATTTCCTATCATACGAAAAGGAAAAGATTAAATTTACTCCTAACTCCACTATTGCGGTTGTAGGCGAGAATGGACACGGAAAGTCCGGCCTACTAGAGTCGATCCTTTTTTGTTTATACGGTGAAGGGCGCGAAGACCTTTCGAAGCTGGTACGGATCGGCTCAGACGGAGCTATGTCAGTTCGCCTGACTATGGCGAATGTTCCGGCGAAGGCAAAGAAGCTGGTTGTAGAGCGCGGCGTGAAAAAGAGCGGCGCTGGATACACGAAGGTAATGCTAGACGACGTGCTTATTGCCCAAGGCGGCGCGTCTCAGAAAAATAATAAAGCGCAGGAATATATCGATGCGGCTTTAGGCGTTGACAAGGAATCGTTTCTACTAACTTCATTTTTTGGATTAGGTGCGAATGATTCACTTATGCAAGTAGCGCCCGCTTCAAGGCTTGAGACGTTACAGAAACTAGCCGGGGTCGATATATGTATTGAATTTAATAAAACGGCTAACGATTACGCGAAGGGTATAGCGCAGACTATCGGAGAGACGAAGGCCGCCATTGCCGCTATGAATTCAGTTACAGAAAATGTGGCTGAGTTAGAATTCGCGCTGAAGGAGCGTTCGGCCGAATTGAAAAAGTGCAAGGTGAAGCTGGATACTTTACAGAAAGAGCGTTCGGAGCTTGCGAAGGACGAGACTAGATACCAGAGTCTAGTGCGGGAGCTAGAGTCTACCAGAGTAAAGCGCGAGGGAAAACTCTCCTTGAAGGAGAAGGCTTCGAAGGCCGTGCTTGTCGCTAAAAATAATAAAACGACGGCTAAGGAAGAGGCGTCGGCGTTAGTGAAGGAGCGGGAAAGCATTGAAGCGACACTAGGTAAGTATCCCGAGATTGACGTTATCCGAAAGCAATATGATACCTTGCAAAAGGAGATTATTGAAGCGGAGGCGTCGAAGGCCCTTCTAAGTTCCGCGTTGAAGATTGAAAACGCAAGCACCTGTCCGCTATGCGGCGCTGACCTGAGCAAGAGCAAGTGTGCAGACTGGAAGAAGATTCACGATGATCTTACGGTGAAAATCGGAAAGTTGCGCGAATCGCTTCTAGTGAAGAAAGCTGACGGCGAGGCGCGTGCGTCTTTTGACAAGAAAATGGAGCGCGTGAAAGAGGCTATGCAGAATAGCGCCGACGATGTGAAAGACTCCGAGGAGGCGTTAGCTGACGCTGAGAAGGAGCTAGGCGTCGTAAGCGCCGCGCTTGATACTATCGAGACGCGCATAACGGCTATCAAGGGAGAGTTGAAAGGCTATAACTCCCTGGTACAGAAAATAAACGATACCGACGCTACAATAAATAAATTGCTAGGTACGAAAGGCTCCCTTGAGCAGGCCGTGAAAAACTACCGCGAGCGTATAGACAGGTGCGCCGAGAACGCTTCAAAGGTAAAGGCCCTGTTAGCGGAGAACGAGCGCAATACTGAAAAAATGACCGCCTACAAGATTGTAGCGGACGCCTTTTCACGTTACGCGATCCCGGTGCAGTTGCTTCGCAATATCCGTGTGGCAATCGAACGCAGGGCGACGAAGATATATCAATACTTCAATTCCGGCGTTATACGAATTGACGACGTGGAAGGAGCGCGGCCGGGAGTGGAGTTCGTGCTTTATGATGAAATGGGAGCGCGTTCGTACAAGAGCCTTTCCGCAGGCGAGAAGATAATGGTTTTCCTGGCGGTTCGCGTTGCTATCACGCAGATAATAAATGCGGCTAGGAATAACAAGGTAGAGTTCCTTATTCTTGACGAGATAGCAGGCAATTTATCCGTCAAGAGACGTGACGCGCTGACGAAACTAATAAATACGCTACTGAGGAAATTCTTTACTCAGGTGTTTATGGTTTCCCACGTAGACTTGCGCGACATTTTCAATGAGACAATCCAGGTAGAGAAGGTGAACGGCGTATCTCATGCGGAGATTGTATAAATGACGACTGCCGACGACGATAGGGATTGGAGTCGGCGCGTTTTCTCGCGGTATAACGGAAAGTGTGCGTGGCCTGGGTGTAAATGCACTTTCGGCATAGGAGGGCACCACGTTATACCGCGAGGCTTGTACGCGCTACGATTGATCGTGGAGAACGGCGTGCTATTATGTACTAAGCATCATGGTATCGTGGAGGAGGCGAAAGGAACTAAAAGATATGATATAATGATACGTATGTTGATTGGAAGTAGGCGATACGAGGCGTTACGCGAACTAGAGGCGGAAGCGCTATTAAATTTAGTATTGCCTGAAAATACAGAATCGGGCGAAGAGTCGTCCGGGGTGGGGTTCTAAATGCCGGATAAAAGTTGGAAGGCTTTCGAGCGTACCGTGGCTGATTTTTTCGGCACTACGCGCAATCCGTTGTCTAGCCAGTTTTCAAGACACGATACGCAGTCCGACACGTTGCACGAAACGCTTTATATAGAGGCGAAGCGCGACAAGAAGTATTTCGGAAAAATTATATGTGACCTTATTGAAGATACCGAATCCAAGGCGGCCAAGGAGAAGAAGACTCCGATTATATGTTTGAAGCGACATGGAAAAAAAGGATTTTATATTTTAGTGCATTCGAGTGACCTTGTTTCTGTAGCACGCGAAAGCCAGTTATGAAGGGGAAGCCATGAAAGACTTACTGAATATGCCTAACTATGATTTGATTGTAGTCGATACAATGAATATGGCGGCGCGGTGCCACTACGGAATGCGGAATCTATCTTGGAAGGGAAAGCCTACTGGAATGATATATGGCGTTTCGAAGTTCGCGTTCAAGTGCCGCTCCCTGTACCCTCGCGCCAGGGTGGTTTTTCTTTGGGAGGGCACTAACTCCCGCCGCAAGTCTATGGACGATTCATATAAATCTAGCCGCGTAAAAGATAATGACTTCAGGTCGTTAGTGCAGGATTTGAAGCCGTTATTAGATAATATGAATGTCGATCAAATGTATCATATCGGGCTTGAGGCTGACGATCTAGCTGGCTACATGGTTCATACGCTGAAGCCTGGGGAGCGTGCGTTGCTTGTATCGACCGACGAAGACTGGTTCCAATTCATGCGGCAGGGCACCGTCGATTTACAGCGTGGCGATTTGATCGAGACATACGACGACTTACAGGATTCACTCGGCTTCCCTCCCGACAGGATCGGTATTTGGAAGGTGCTGAAGGGCGACAAGTCCGACGAAATCAAGGGTATCAAAAACTTCCCCTCGTCGGTGGCGCGTTTGCTAACTAACAGGTGCGACACTTATACTAAAATTAAGAATTATCCGCTTCATAAACACAATGACAAGTGGGTGAAGTGGGAGAACGAAATCAAGCAGAATTGGAGCGTGATAGAGCGCAATGCCGAACTGATTATTTTTCATCCAGAGTGGATAGAAACTTCTCAGATAATCAGTAAGCACGGGAAGGAAAACAAGGCATATTTATTAAAGGCGATTGCGGACAATGGTATGAATAGTCTTGTTAAGGAGCTTTGAATGGACTACACGGGTACTAACGTAACCGTACTCGATCCTGACATTATTGCAACGGCCTACCTGAAGGCTGATTCTCAAATAAAAACAATAATCAGTTCAATACTGACTAGCTTACCCGAAGAGTCGTCGTTTCTATATTCGTACATAAGCAACGGAAAACTGGATACAGTTGACGCGCAAAATCCAGACGACGTGCTAGGTTTCACGTTTCTATCAGGATCGACTAATAACGCGATGATGCTAATGCTGAATGCTTTTAGGATTTTCAAGAAACTTCCCGAAAGCGAGACGGCTATGGCTACAACCGTTCAAGCTATCCTGGCGAGTTTAGATAGACGGGTATATGATATAATTATGGAGAAGGTGGCGAACAATGGGAAATGAGTGTACGACTTGTAAGTCGATATGCGAATTCGCAGTAACGAATAATATGGACGGGACGGGAAATTCGGACAGGCCGGATTTGATGTTCATAGGAGACGCCCCGGATTCATACGACGACGATAACGGAAAGCCCTTCAGCGGCGGATCGGGTCTTTGGTTCAAGAAAAACCTGATCCGCCCTCTTTCTATTCCCGACTCGGATATTTATTATACGAACGCGGTTCGTTGCAGGCCGACGAAGAAGGCCAAGGGTGGCGGGCGCGTAAACGCGAACGCTGACAAGCGTATAATCCTAAATTGCAGGAATAATCTGGCCGAAGAGATTAAGGCAGTCAAGCCGAAGGTTATTGTCCTGTTAGGAAACGCCGCCCTTTGTTCCGTGATTTTCGGCGACAAGGTTCAAGGCGTTATGCGCTGGCGCGGCAAGCCGATGTGGAATCGTGAATTCGAGTGCTGGATGATCGTATCATACGCGCCGTTCTCAGTTATGATAGACCGCAATCGCGGTCTTAATTTCAAATATAAGCAGATGGTTTCCGACATAAAGACGGCGCAAGAGTTAGCTGTAACTCCTCCTCCGAAGAGTAAGGTTCCGGCGTGGAAACTACTGGACGACGAGTCTTCGATCCTGGCCTATCTCGCTTCCGCGAAAAAGGAAAACCAGGGCTTACTAGCGGTAGACCTTGAGACTGACGGGTTCGATTGCAGGCATGACATTCTCGGAATATCGCTAACGTATAGCGACGGAAAAAAGTATTTTCCAGTTTATATTCCGTGGATAAATGTGGAGGAAAGCGAGCGGGTGACAGCGGCGCTGACTGAGCTTTTGCTTTCTAAGAAAATCGCAAAGGTAGGACACAATATCGATTTCGACAGGAAGTTTTTACACTTTCACGGATTCGACCTGGACGGGCCTATTTACGACACAATGACTATGGCAAGCCTTATTGACGAGAATTTCAGCATAGGCTTGAAGGAGCGGACATGGAGCGAGCTTGGGTTCGGCGGCTACGAGATACCGCTTGAAATATATAAATGGGAGCATAAGTTCACGAAGAATTCCTCCTACGCGGAAATCCCCGTTGACGTAATGGCTCCCTACGCGGCCTACGATACCTACGCTACATATCGGCTCTACGAAAAATATATTGTAGAGTTGAAGCGCCAGAAAATGATCCCGTTGTTCACGCATATTTCCACGCCAGTTAGAAACGTAATGACCGAGGCGTCGATAACGGGAATCTACGTGGACATTGAACAAGCCAACGTACTTGACGCTCGAATGACCAAAGCGAAAAATAAATTGGAGAAGGAGATTTATTCGCTTGCAGGCGTGAAGTTCAACTTCAACTCCACGGCGCAGTTAAGCAAGTTGCTTTTCGAGGAGCTACACGCGCCTAACGCTGGCCGTAGCAAGTCGGGAAACTGGAAGTGCGATAAAGCCGTGTTGAAGGCCCTGGCAGGAAAGAGCGGCAATAAAAAGTACATAAAAATCGCGCAGGCGGTTTTGAAGTACAAGTATATTGATAAATTGCAGGGCACTTATATCGGGCAGGCGAACGAGTACGTGTGGGAGGATCACCGGGTACACTCCTCTTACAATCTATGCGGAACGGTGACGGGTCGTACTAGCAACTCGAAGCCTTGCACGCACAATATCCCTTCCGACAGGCTGATCCGTTCCCTGTATCGCGCAACGCCTGGAAATATGTTAATCGAGGCGGATATTAAGTCGGCCGAAATGCGGGCTATCGCCGCGTGTTCAAAGGACGAGATTCTATTAAACATTTTCAGGATGGGCGTGGACATTCACGAGCAGACCTTCAGGGAAATGTTTCATAAGCCGCTGGACTACAAGCCCACGGACGAGGAACGCAGGATCGCCAAGAGTATCAATTTCGGACTGATTTACGGAATCACCGCAGTTGGCCTTTCCCGCAGGCTAGGAATCGACGTTGACGAGGCGCAGGGATACATTGACCTGTACTTTGATCGGTTCTCAGGCGTAGCGCGTTGGCTGGAAGACACGGTTAAGTTCGCAAAGAAACACGGTTACATTGAATCACTATTTATGCGAAAGAGGAGGTTGCCTGAAATAAAGAGCGACGACAAGTTTGAAGTTTACCGCGCCGCTAGGCAGGCCATGAATTCTCCCATCCAGGGCCTAGCCTCGGACTGGACGTACATAGGCATGGCGCGAGTTGCGAAGGAACTGAAGCGGCAAAGGCTACGGTCTAAAATCATACATACGGTGCATGACTGTATCCTGGTCGATACCGTTCCTAGCGAAGTAGAGCGCATAAAGAAAATAATAAAGTGGGCTTTCAGCACTCAGATAAAGGCCCTTCCGATTGACATGGCCGTGGACATTGAAGTGGGAGAGCGTTGGGGCGAGCATAAGGATTCTAAACTAGAGCCTATCCTAAAAGAGTTAGGCGCATAAGGAGTAGACGATGCTATTAGAGGCGTTCAAATTCGAAGCGTGCGTGGATTTCGTAGAGGGCTTTCCTGGCGACAGGTTCGATAAAATCAATTACGAGTTAGGCGGAAGCGGGATCGAGCTTCGCGTGATTGACGTTCGGACGTATGGCGGAGCGGTCAGGCTTTACCTGGGCGACAACGGGGAGCCTATTGATACTGGCTCTATCACTACACCTATGCGGATAAAGCGGCCGTTCCGTTTGGCTCCCATGAGCGCATACGTGATTCATTTTCACCTTGCGCTGAAGGAGCTTCCCAAGAATGTAGTGGCGCGGATCATTCCAACGGAGACAATGGCGAAGCTAGGAATACTATTTACGGATATGCACGTCACGGAGGGCGCTTTACAGGTGACGGCGGTTCCCTTACGCATGGTGGAAGTAACTGAAGGCTATCCACTCGCGTTGCTTACCTTCATCGAAAAGGAGTGCGACGAGACTACTTGCGACGATGAAGAGGACGAGAACACGAACGAGAATGCGAACGAGAATGCGAACGCGAATGCGAATAAGTCTCCTAAGAAGGGGAAAAAGAATGCAAAGAATTCATCTACTCGGAAGTAGCGAGGTAGATGCGTTAGCGGGAAGCACGGTTCATGCCGTGTTGCCCGCTTTTGCATTAGACCCTAAATACAAGTCGTTTTTCAAACTACGAAGCGAGAAAGGAGAAGAGGTTGTTTACATAAACGGCAACTCTCGCATATCGGCGGCGCAGTTGACGAAGCATTTTCCTGAGCTAGGGGCCAGGACAATTTTTATTTTTATGAAGAAGGAAGCCGACAAGGCCATGGCGGTGGACGACTCTCGGAAGCTGAAGCACGCAGGCTACAAGGCCGTCGTCGTCGTAAGGCCGGAATATATTGTAGACGATTACAATTTTATTTCGAGCGAGACTGACAACGACGTGTGCATAGGGATACCTTGCCTCCCATCGGAAATAAGCAACGGGTTCGGGCGGTTCAATAAGATACGCGAACTGATTTTCTCCCATAAATGGAATTTACGGAGGAAGCATTATTTATGGGAGTTGGAAAATCCGGCAGAGTTGGCCGCGTATGCTAAGGCGTTCATTTTCAGGATTCAAAGCACGTTCGCGGGTTTTGTAAGTAAACGATGCTACGAGGACAGCTTGCTAGGAATTACGTATTCTCCTAGCAAAGGATTGCTTTATACTGGTTTTCTTGGAAACGAGCTTTTGAAGCATCCATATACGTGCAAGCAACAATACTCGCTATTCATGCTGAATGACGAGACGGTGAAGGGTTTTGTTACAGGAAAGCTAGGAGCGGATATATGGAATTTACTTAACGCGAAGGAGGGTCTAAATGACGATAATTGAAAAGACGGTAAAGGGCCTAGAGAAGTTACGTAGTGCGCGTAACGTCGAAATTTACATAATCAAAATGAGCAAGTCGGCGAGCGACATTTTCTATGCCTCGGAGGAAGGCTATGATATTGTTCGCGGGAAGAAGTACGTTGAACGATTCTCAGACGTTCGCGTGTTCATTGATCCGTATGTCTACGGAGAGTGGGTACAGATTTACTACAAGACTCCCGTATCGTCGCTAAATACGGTGACGATCACGAAGGACAGTAAAGATGCGTAAATCTGTATTAACTATTACAAAGGATATTTTGTTAATCCTAGTATGCGTTGCCTTACTGGCGGCGGCGGTAGTGAACTCCGTTGCCGTCACTAGGCAACCTTTACTTAGTGAAAACAGAAACATAAAAGTAGTGCTGGACGAGTCAATAGTCCGTGGAGACGAGTCGAAGATTTATGATTTTTACGATAAAATCATAGGCGATAGGAAGCTGACGTACCTGATTGTCTCCACGGCCATATTGAACGATATTCCCATAAACTATTTCGTAGCGTTATGCTATACTGAAAGTCGCTTCAACGTGAATGCTGTTGGAAAGAATATAAATAAGGAAGGGGTTATCACTTCCTACGATTACGGCCTATTCCAGCTAAACAGCATAACCTTTGCCGACTATACCAAAGCCTACCTTATGGTGCCGGAAAACAATATACGGTTAGCGGCTCAACACCTTAGAATGAAGTACGAGAAGTACAAGAATTGGTATGAAGCGATTATATGTTACAACGCAGGAAACACCGAAGTAATTTACAACACGAGCGTAAAACATTTTATTTCGGTGCTTACAAAGAATGACGAGTTGACCGTGAAGTTCGAATCGGAGTTTTGAAATGACGGTACGTAAATGCTCAGATTGCGGCGCGTTGCATCCGAAAGTCATTAGCTGGATAGACGCGATGCAACGTGAATTCTTTTTTTGTAATATGACGTGTAAAGAGCATTTTATGAAAGTGACGTATCCGGCAATGCTAGAGAAGGAGTGTGAAAATGAAAAGGATTCGGCAAGTATATTGCCAAAAGTGCGCGAGTTTATTGCTCATAAAAACAAAAACGGGAGCATTACCGTTGTGCGTGGCGACGGCGAAGTTCGTTCCGGGGCCGCTACGCGAGAGGGTGAACATAAAGGGAATAACGTCGGCGGTCAAAAGGAACTTGACTAACGATTGCGAGTATTACAAAAATAAGTTATTTACAACTAGGTATATCCTAGATTTGAAATCATGGGCGAGGGGTGCCATAAATGCAGAAGAAGCAAGAATCGAAGACTACAGCATCGACGCAGAAAACGAAGAAGCTGGACAGTACGCAGATAAAGAAGCTGAAAAAATTGGTAGAGGGCGAGGAGCCGAAGAAGGTTCCGAGGAAATCTACGATGCGGACGAAGAAGGAGATAGAGGACGGGCATTATCAAGCGAATGCCAAGAATATCGAGAAGGCGACGATCTACGAAGTGAATGTGACCCTGAATGTGACGACGAGGTTACAGAATATGAATGTGACCTTGAAGGAGAGGAAGAGGAGTCCGGCGAGTTGGAAGGAGAGCTTGGATCGGGCGGTGACGGTGGAGCAGATAGTGGACAAGGTGAAGAGGCAGATAATAAAGTCGGGAACGCTTAACCTGACGTTGCGCGACAAGACTGCCAACACGCCGCCGCAGGAAAGCGTACAAGGAATCGACGCCATAGACGTTGAACTTCTTCTACAATTATTTGGAGTGGCAGAATGACGCAGGACGAAATCAGGGACGCGATACGCGCCCGAATAAAAGAGAAGAAGTACCTGTACGGCTCCGGGGCCGTTATGAATAATATAAACGAGGCAATCAAGAATTATCCTGAGCTTACGCCGAGAGAGCGCGACTTCGCTTTCAGGAGTTCGATAGAGCATCGGTCGGTGTACCAATGGGCCGCGTTCTATAATGTTTCGTATTACGCAATTTATTATATGCTTCATAATCCACGGGTGAAGCAACTGATTGAAGAGATACAGTTCAATCTCAGAAAGTACACCGTGGGTATGCAAGTGCTTTTACTGCGCGAAGCCATGATGCAGTATTTGAAGATTTTCCGCACGCCTGAATTCGGAGATAACATTGAATCCAAGCGGAAGGCCGCTAAGGAGATTATGTCGAATTTCGGGCTTATGAAAGAAAGTGGAGAAGAAGGTAACACGCAACTTTTGAACGTCAACATTTTCAACGACAAGTCGGGCGGGGAGGATATGCGCGACGTAGGCGCTGAAGGCGCTAACGACGTGACAATTTCCGTGACTGAGCTTGAGGAGGAAATGCGCGAGCTAAAACAGCTTGAGGATATGCGTTCGAAGATTGCGGAGCATGACAAGAAAACGAAGGGTACTAGCAAGGATCACGGAGGCGGCTTCGAAGGCGTTGACGCCCCGGAGATAAAATTATATTAAGGGGAAAATATGATTTTAGGGATAACAGGGCAGAAGCGTAGCGGCAAGAATACCGTAGCGGCTTTCCTGGCTATGCAGTACGGCGTAGGATTGATTGCATTCGCCGATCCTATTAAGGCCGCGCTAAAATCTATTTTTCTTTGGGACGACGACTTTATTGAATTCCATAAGGAGGAGGTCGATCCTCTTTGGGGAATCTCGCCAAGACAGGCCATGCAGAATCTAGGAAACGAGTGGGGACAGCGCACGCTATCAAGCACGTTTCCTAGATTCAACGAAGTAACGTATCGTTCGCTTTGGGTGAATAATTGCTTCGAAAGAATGAAGCGGGACTACTATCAAGGATCGTGGATAATTACCGACGTTAGGTATCCGCAGGAAGTTGAGGCGGTGCGCTCCGCAGGCGGAAAAATTGTAAAGGTTATCCGCAGTAGCAACGAGTGTACGGATACCCATGAATCAGAAGGGTATATCGAAAGTATCCAGGCCGACTATGAAATTCATAACGACGGCACGTTAGACGACTTGAAAGAGAAGACGCTGACGTTGCTAGGAGGCTTGTTAAATGAGTAATCTGAAGTCGGTGCAGTCGAAAATAAAAACCGCGAAACAGATAGAGGAGGATCGTCTAAAAAGCGATGCTCCTACTCTCTTTTGGGCGATGAAGTATCACCTGAATTCTCGCGGCGAGAGAATGTCGTTCCAGAAAGTTCCGTATCTATTGTCATTATATATTTCGATAAAAACCGACACGCAACAAGTGGTAGAGAAGTCCGTGCAATGCGGGCTTTCGGAATTATATATATGCCACTCGCACGTAGAGGCGGCGGCAGGGCTGACGGTTATGTACGTCCTTCCGAAGTACGAGCTTCGAAACAGGTTCGTAAATAATCGAATATATAAATTGCATAAACGCGCCCCTAAATACTCGGAAATGGTACGTAGCGGCGCAGGCGGTATTCACCGCACGTCGCTAATCCATTTTGGAAAGGGCACGATTTCCTACGTGGGTTCGAACGTCGAATCCGAGTTTATCGAAATGCCTATTGATTCGGCATACGTGGACGAAAAGGACAGATGCAACCTAGCCAACCTGGAATTGCTTCCTGACCGTTACACGGCGTCACCGTATAAATTCCATCGTGAGATTAGCAATCCCACGGTGGAGGGTTTCGGCATCGACGAGCGCTACCAAAAAAGCACTCAGGGTCTATGGCATATAAAATGTCCGCATTGCGGGCGCTGGTTCAATCCTGATTTTTTCAACAATGTGGTAAAGCAGATAGGCCCGCGCCAGTACATTCCGCGTGATCCTACCTATGACGCTGAGAACGAGAAAAAAGATATTCGAATTATATGCGAATGCGGAAAGGCTATTGACGACAGGTGCATGGACGGAGAATACGTTCATAAATATCCGAATCGCGCATGGCAGGGATACCGCATAAGCAAGCTACTGAATAAATTCGCTCCGCTCAGGCAGTTGTACGACAAGTGGGTGGACGCGCAGGGAAACGAGATAAAAACTCAGGTCGTTTACAATTCGGATTTGGGCCTTCCGTATTCGTCAAAGGGCGCGAAAATTACACGCGAGGATTTGGACAGGCTGAAGAAGGTCTATACAATAAATCCAGAAAAGGCAGACAGGCCGCGAATCCTTGGCGTTGACGTAGGTGCGGACTTGAACTACGTCGTGCGCGAGCTAGTGAAGGAACAAGGAATCACCTACCTTCGCTTCCTGGCGGCCGGGACAGTGCCTACGTTCGAACTTCTTTCGACGGAGGTTATTGACTACTACAGGCCCCGGATCGGAGTGATAGACGCGAATCCTGAAATCCATAAAGTGCAGGAATTGAAGGCGAAATACTCCAACATATATTCGTCGGTTTTTCAGGAAGGAAAAATTGTAATTTCCGTGAATAAAGGCGACCGCATTGTGAACATGGACAGGACGGCGTTGCTAGATACCGTCAAGGCGAACGTGGAGCGTGGATTATATATAAATCCTGACAATGCGGAGTTCATCGACAACGGCGAGTATTATTCTCAAATGACGGCTTCGACGCGCATTCTGGAAGTGGACGAAAACAATCCTGAGAAGAGTCGTTTCGTTTGGGTTCATACTCAGCCTGACCACTACTTCCTGACCGAGGGATATTGCTTGCAGGCGTTGACGCTGGTTCCGAATATCGACGGCGTTATAGACTTCTTCAATAAAAATAAAACCTCGCTACTGCCGTCCGTGTCCAGCATAGAGGGCTTGAGCGAGGACGAGAGGAAAGAGGTAGACCGCCTGACCAGGATTAGTCCAGAACAAGCGCTTATGGAAATTCGTAAAAATAACATGAAAAAATGATCGTTCGCGCAGTAGTATATGTTAGATGCTCCCTATAGATGGGAAGCGAAGGAGTTTTTATGATTTCCACTCACGCAGGCGTAGTTGACCTTGCCAAGGAACTTTCGCGGCTGGACGCGCTGAAGGCCGACTACATTCCCTTCTCGCGGCAGATTGAAATGAGCGAGGACGGAAAGAGGATCGGGCTTGAGGGCGTCGGAGCCTTCGACGTGAACAATCACTTCGAAGGACAGCTTGCCGACAGGCTAGGAATCCCTCGTAAGTATTACGATTATATCGAGGGAGTTCCGGGGCTGAAGGCGAATAACGTCAATACGCTTCTCAAGTACAAGAATGAGAAGCGCATGGTTCGCACGCAGGAAGGGACGGCGCGTGCGTTCCTTTCGGATCGGTACAAGCCCATCGATCACTTGTTCGTGATCGAGCCTTTCATGCAGGCCCTTTCGGACTACAAGAAAAAGAGCGGCGGCGAGTTCAACGTCCGCGCAACGTCCCTGACGCCATCGCGGCTCTACGTGCAGATTTCGTTCCCGAATATCACGGGCGAAATCGTGAGCGTGGGGCGAGGCAAGGAAGTCGTCAATGCTGGAATCGCGTTGACCAATTCCGAAATCGGAATGGGAGCGTTCGACGTGCGTTCGTTCCTCTGGTGGCAATGGTGCAAGAATGGCGCGACGGCCGAGAGCTTCATTCGCAAGTACCATACCGGGCGCAGGGCGGGCGACGACGAGGAGGATTACTCGGTCTATTCCGACAAGACGATTAGCCTGGAAATGAAGGCGTTCCAGTCGAGGCTTTCGGACATTTTCAACCATGCGCTTACGGACGACGCTTTCCAAGACGTTATCCGCAAGATACAGGCTACCACGGACGACAAGGCCGAGAAGCCCACGACGCTGATTAAGAATGTTACGAAGCGCTATCAACTCTCCGAGGAGAACGGCGAGAAAATCCTGGCGAACATGGTCAACGAGGGCAACCTGAATCGCTACGGTTTGCTTAACGGGATTACGCGGCTGGCGCAGGAAGTCGAGGACGCGGATCAGTCCTACAATCTCGAAAGGCTTGGTAGCGATATTATCGAACTGAAGCCGACCGAGTGGCGCATTCTCTCGGAGAAGGAAGAGGCGTCAGTCTAATAACTAGGTTCCTAGATAATAAGCCTGTTTCGCGCAGGCTTATTATTTTTTTTTCTAGGAGGTTTTATGAAACTAATGCTAGGTGACTGTTTGGAAAGAATGAAAGCTATTCCTGATAAGTCTATTGACATGGTTCTTTGTGACTTACCTTATGGGACTACACAAAATAAATGGGATTCAGTTATTCCCCTTGCGCCTTTATGGGAACAATATGAACGTATATGTAAGGCAAACACCGCTATGGTATTTACTGCCAATCAACCATTTACTTCTTTGTTAGTATGCTCTAATTTAAGAAACTATAAGTATGACTGGGTATGGGATAAGTATAGAGTAACTGGAGCGTTGAATGCCAAAAAACAACCACTTAGATGTAAAGAAGACATTCTTGTATTCAGCTACGGAAAATGCCCATATTATCCGCAGGGACTTACAGAATGCAACAAACAACAAGCTACAGGGGTTCTCAAATCAGGACGTTCTCACAGTAATACAGGAGAAATTAAAAATACAGTAACGGGAAAATACACACAGAAAGTAGAAGGATACCCAAAGAATATACTTTTATTTCCTAATGGGGTTAATAATACACATCCCACTCAAAAACCAGTAGCCTTACTTGAATACCTAATAAAAACGTATACGCTTGAAGGTGAAACAGTTTTGGACAATACAATGGGTTCCGGTTCTACAGGAGTGGCTTGTGTTAATACAGGGAGAAATTTTATAGGAATAGAAAAGGATAGGAAGTATTATGATATAGCAAAAAAGAGAATTAAGGATGCGTTGCATTCGAAGATAGACAGCTAGGTAGATACAGGAGTGTTTATGCAGTTCACCGTACAAGATTTCAAGCTGGCTGATTCGTTTATTGAAAAATATAAAACAATTAAACCCAAGTGGGGTGTAGAGGGTGAGTTCACTTATTACCGCACGTACTCGCGCAGGGTAGAGGGCGAGAATAGGAACGAGACATGGTGGGAGACGGTGCGGCGCGTGGTAGAGGGCACGTTCACGATTCAGAAACAGCATTGCGCCAGCTTCAAGCTACCTTGGAAAAATGACAAGGCGCAACGCTCCGCGCAGATAATGTTCGACAAGATTTTCAATTTCAAATTCCTTCCTCCGGGGCGCGGCCTTTGGATGATGGGCACGCAGTTCGTGAAGGAGCGTGGAAGCGCGGCGCTTATGAATTGCGCGTTCGTTTCCACGGAGGATATTCAGACTCGCGGATCATTCGCGTTCACCTGGGCGATGGATGCGCTTATGCTAGGCGTAGGCGTAGGCTTCGATACGAAGGGTGCGCTGAAAATAAATATAAAAACGCCGAAGGCAGACGGCGTTCATGTTATATCGGACGACAGGGAAGGATGGGTGGAGAGCGTGCGCCTAGTGCTGGACGCTTTCTTCCACGGAAAGCAACTTCCGACCTTCGATTATTCCAAGATTCGACCCTACGGTTCGCCCATTCGCGGGTTCGGAGGAGTGGCGAGCGGCCCGCAACCGCTGATCGACCTTCACAATAATCTAATTAAGTTGCTTTCTAAAAAGACAACTCTTGAGTCGGTCGATATTGTCGATATTATGAATTTGATCGGAGTGTGCGTGGTTGCAGGCAACGTGCGCCGCTCCGCTGAATCGTGCATCGGAGAGTGGAATGACAAGGCGTATCTTAATATAAAAAATCCCGAAATGAATAGCGCTGAGAATCTATCGCATAGGTGGGTTTCAAACAATTCAATTTTCGCTGAGGTAGGCAAGACCGACTACAAGCGCGTTGCCGAATTGATTGCGAAAAACGGCGAGCCAGGAATCGTATGGCTTGAGAATATCCGTACCTACGGGCGTACAGGCGATGCGCCTGACTACAAGGATTCGAACGCGAAGGGGCTTAATCCGTGTTTCGAGCAAATTCTTGAATCGAGCGAAACGTGCTGTCTAGTAGAGACTTTCCCGTCGTTGCACGAGAGTTACGAGGAGTACGAAGAAACTCTCAAATATGCGTATCTTTACGCGAAGACGGTAAACCTACTTCCTACCGAGTGGCCGGAAACTAATGCGATCATGCTGAAAAACAGGCGGATCGGAACTTCAATGTCAGGCATCGTAGACGCTTTCGTGCGGCACGGCAGGCGCGAGGTACTTGATTGGTGCGCTATGGGCTATCAATACCTTCGCCGCGTTGACAAGATTTATTCAGACTGGCTTTGCACTCCAATGTCGATTCGTGTAACGTCAGTAAAGCCTTCAGGCACGGTATCGTTACTGCCCGGCGTTTCTCCCGGCGTGCATTATCATCATTCGCAGTATTATATTCGCCGAATCAGAATCGCTACCGAGAGTCCGTTGCTTCAGATTATGAAGGACGCTGGCTACGAGGTAGAGTATTCCGTTTATGGAAACACCGAAGAGGAGCGTCGGCTAACGTCAGTAATTTCGTTCCCGGTGCATATTCAGAATTTCGACAGGAAGAAGGCCGACGTAACTATTTGGGAACAAGTGAAAAACGCTGTAGACCTTCAGCGTATTTGGGCCGACAACTCAGTTTCTATCACGGTGACGTTCAAGCCAGAGGAAGCGAAGGATATTCAGAAAGTGCTTGAGGCTTACGAGGATTCGCTAAAAGCAATTTCGTTCCTACCGCTGAAGGATCACGGTTACGCGCAGGCTCCCTACGAGGAGATTACGAAAGAGCGCTACGATAGCATGGTTGCGAAACTGAATGCGCCTAACTTCGAATCTGTTTTCATGGCTCCCGAGGGCGAGACGTTTTGCGACGGGGATAGCTGTAGCGTTTTCAAAGGGGGAAAGTAATGGGCAAAAATCTAACTAGGCAACTACTGAAAGAGCGTATTGCGAGCGGGGAGTTTGCGGAGGAGAAGAAGGATAATACCGTCAAGCCGAAAAATGAGACTCCGCTTCAGCCTGGACAGAAAAAGCATTTACTGAATCCTCGCGCCTATAAGGATCATATCAAGGCGCGGGATATTCTGGCGCAATGCGTAGGCGCTACCTCAGAGCTATATTTCAAGGAAAAGATAAATATAAAAGAGCTACAGTATTATCAAGTGGAAGGAGCGAAGAAGGCGATTCGTACAACGAGCCTTTCGGATACCTTGCAGGCGTGGGAAGACTTGTTTGGAAACTTCCTATGTAGGCTTGAGGAAGGGAAGGCCAAGGGCGTTCCTATTCGATGTTCCTTTCTCGCCGAGTTTCTTGAAAGCATGGGTGGAATAAAAGCTACGGAGCATTGCAGGAATATAGAGTCCACGTTCGACGCCAAGAAGGACGAGCCCAAGACGTTAGTTGAAACTACGGAGGAAGCAAAATGAGCGGGAAAAAAGCCAAGGAAAATAGGAATAGCAAAATGGTAGATATTTCCACGCTTCGCCTGGGGCTGGATATTGAAACTGGAAAGGTGATCCTGGGCGCGGCTAACGAGGAAGGCGTCATTGATCATACCGCAGGCGTGATTCTGGATATTACCGAGGATTTTTTCAACATGGTAAAGGAGATCACGGAGCTTCGCATGGCGATGCTGAAGAAGCAAGAGGAGCAGGCCGCGCAGTCGAAAATCATTATTCCTACCGAGGCTGAAAAGAATTTGCTAGGGAGAAAATAATGAAAATAATCGAACAGTATTTTGAGATACAGGACGAAGGCGAGTCCCATGTAGTCTCCATGAAGAGATTCGCAAAGCGGATCGAGCGTTGCGGGCGCGTAGCGTACAAGTCGGAGGATAAAATAACGGAAGACTCCTACGAGCCTTTTATTTTTATGCTCCGAAAAAGAAAACACCTGTCCGTGCTTGAGCATTCTCTAATGACGGTTATATTCGTGACCGACCGTGGCGTATCGCACGAATTGGTCAGGCATAGAGTCGCGTCGTATACGCAGGAGTCAACGCGGTATTGCAATTATAGCGGAGAGAAATTTGACGGCCAGCTTACATTCATACTTCCCGTGTGGATGGATAAAATAATGCTGGACGGAAAAATCTTCAATGACCGCAATATAGCAGATAACGTGTGGCTAGAAAGCATGATGGGTGCTGAAGCGTCGTATAACCGATTGATAAACCTGGGATGGAGGCCGGAACAAGCGCGTGACGTTCTACCTATTTCGTTGAAGACTGAAATTGTGGCGTCGATGAATTATCGTGAATGGCTCCACGTATTTGACGAGCGGCTTTTCAATAAGGCCGCCCATCCTCAGATGCGTGCGCTAATGCGGCCGTTGTACGATTATTGCAGAATTACCTTGCCGTGCGTTTTCGATTGCGGCAATCCCGACATAGATTGTAAATAAGGAAGTATTATATGCGCGTATTCGTAGACATGGACGGCGTGCTTGCCGACTTCAATTCGCGTTTTGAGTCGTACCTGTCGAAAGCAGGAGTGCTGGCAAAGCGCGTCGTGACGAGTTGGAGGCTGACGGAGCGTGTTGCGGATAACGCGCATATAATGAATAAGTCCGCCTACGTGAACAAGATTCTAAGCACGCCTGGATTTTGGAGCGGCATAGAGCCTATTGCAGGCGGCGTGGACGTGCTGACGAAGTGGACTAAAAATAAAAAGCTGGACGTGTACATAGCGACTTCGCCCTGGATTTCATCGCCTACGTGCATCGAAGAAAAGATAAACTGGATTCGCGCCTATGCTCCGAAGTTCCCTGTTTCGAAAATAATAATGATTTCAAATAAATCGCTTTTGAACGGTGACATTATTATTGACGACAAGCCTTCGCATATCGAGGAGTGGCGCGGGGCGCACGCAATCTGTTTCGCGCAACCTTGGAATGAATTCGTGAAAGCCTCCGCAGGCATAGAGAAAACCGTGTGGCGGGCTGGCACCTGGAAGGGAGTTGCGGAGATTGTCGATTATCTGGTAAACTAGAAAGCGACGAGGGCGGATACCTTGCAACTGCCTGAAAGCATTAACAAAGCAAGGTTGGCAAGTAGGGCGGCGGGGCGGCAACAAAGGGTTTGCCGTTCCTTTCCGCCCTCGTTTTTTTATATTTTATTTTGAAAACTCCTCCGCATGGGCAGTAGTATAGGGCGACAAGAGAGACACGCGCTACCGCACTTAACAATCGTGTAGTGAAAAAGAAAATGCGATTTATGTCATAAAACCTATTGACAGTACCGAGGATTAGATTATACTTGGAACTAGATACGGGAGGTTGACATGGTGAGTAGCAGAAAGCGCCCTAGCCGACTGAGGATACGAAGCAGGGCCATTCGGGCGCTGGTTATCGAGGCCGGGTACGACGTGGGCGTTCGCGCCGTCCTGGGCGGCTACAAAGCATCGTCCTACGTGCGGACGGCCGCTGGCTGGAAACTGAATAGAAAAAGCGCGTAGCGCTTATTACAATTATGGCGAACATGATTCGCCGGAAATTGGAGAGTAAAATGGCGAAGACGGGAAAGAGCATCGGCGAAGGGCTTCCGTTCGGCACGCGCAGGACGGCGCTGGACAACACGGGCAAGGTGCGCGTCCTCGCGCCCCGCTACTTCCGCAAGATGGGGCGGCACTACATGGACGACGTGACCGATAGCGAAATAGCCGAGGTCTACTTCAACAAGGACTTCGCGCTGATCGAGCGCATGACCAAGAAGGCCGTGCAGACGGCGAAGGGACAGATTACGCGCCTGACCGCGAAGCTGGACGCCCTTGAGGAGCGCGACGACAACGTGGTTCCGCGCGAAACGCTGAAAGCCGACATCGACGCCTGGATGGCGAAGATCGCCGAGTCCGAGAGCGCCGAGTCAGACGTGCGCTCCAAGGTAGCCGCCTACAGGCTCGGCTAAAAATAAATATAAAGGAGAAGCAATAATGGATTCGTTTGTTTGCTACCAGATCACGCCGAACTCGCTCTACTACAGGGCGACGAAGACCTCCAAGACCGAGACAAAGAAGATCGAGGGCTACGTGCGGACGCGCCGCGAGCGGTACTTCGACATGGAGGCGCTTGAGAAGTTCGCGGAGGATGCCGCCTACGCCGCGTTGAATCCGCAGGCGGGCGAGAAGAGGTCGGACGGCTGGAAGGGCAAGCACGGTGGCGTGATTCGCGGGAAGCCCGATTGCAACCGCAAGAATCGGAAGACCCATTCGGAGCGCAGGGCGCAGATTGTATCACGCTCTATGGCCGCGAAGTAAAATAAAATGAAAAGGCTTTACAAGAAAGAAGCGCGTAAAGCCTACGACGAGGGCACTGTCCTAGTGATGGTGCCTTGTCGTATGTATCCTAATAGTCCGTGGGGACTGGCTTTCGTCCTAAACAAAAAAGATAGGAAGGATGCTGGAAAGACCGAAGCCTTCGATACGCTGGTACAGGAATTCGAATGGTATAATTGTAATTATGAAACGGGCTATTATGCCGCGTTTTATATAAAGGAGTGACCCGTGCGGAAGTTCATCGTGAAGACGTTATTCGCCATCGCTAGTAAGCTGGCCGACGATTCGGACAAGCGGACGATGCTTGGAAGCGGCATCTACAATGCTTGCCCAAAGGACATGAAAAACACGTTCTACACCGTCTACGTGCTGTACCTGAAAAACAAGTAATTCGCATTTTACGGGAGTAGCGAAATGGTAACGCGGCGGATTTTGATTCCGTAGATTACAGGTTCGAATCCTGTCTCCCGTATATTTTGTAAATTGTGGAGGCGATTTATGAAGGGTTATACGGTCAATATCCTGGTTCTAGTACCTATCTCAATCGGCCTGTTTTTCTACATTCGTGGATGCGCTAGAGACTGGCGCAGAAAGTACCGCGCCAGAGGAGGATTGAATCGTGACTAAAAACGAGGTTTTGCTTGCGGCGGCTAACTTCGCCGACAGCGTAAAGAAGTCCTCCGCGTGGGTTCCCTATGAAATGGAAATTCCCGACGATGAATACGACGAGTACGAAACGCTTTATTGCGGTACGTATATGTCGATTCAGCCCTCGGGAAAATACTATACGTGCTGGACTAGCAATCAGTCGAATCGTGACGAAATGATCGATCAATGGTTTTGGGAGGAAGTCGAAAATATCCTTCCTACCTATGTCTTTTATTCGGGCGAGGGCGATCCGTGCGATTGCTACTGTCTAAGGGTGAAAGAGAATGAACGGCAGAAAAATACCGTGGACGCATAAGCGTGCGCTGGCATATCTAATATATAATATGGTGTACGGCCGCGAGCGTGCGAAAATGAAAAAGCAGGCGCGGCGCGAAGACAGGCATTACCTGAAATCGCTTTTACGAAAAGAGGAGGGCGAACTATGAACGTCCTAATGTTAGTATTGATAACCGTTTTGACGCTTACTCCGAAGCCGACGCCGATACCGCCGTCAGGAACGATTTACTGGATGGAGGAGGACGAGGACGGAAACACGTTTATTTATGAACAAGCGATTCCAGAGTACGTCCCGTCGTTCGATCCTATCGAAATGCCGTTAAGGGAAGGAGTCGCATAATGCTTAGTTGCTACAAGGGAATTATATTTCCGAAGATTTTTATTAAGGGTGACTATGATCGTCATTCGACAGACCTACTCGGGCGTCGGTACTGCGTAGAGCGAATTCGCAGTATTTGGCATTCGAAAAACTACACGGTGGCGCTTTGGCTGGTACAGCTACAGTATCGCACTAAGCGGGAGTATCAAGGGCATACGCACGTAGGCGTCAACGTCAAGCCGAAGGCATTTTCGTATTTTGCAAACAAGAATCTAGTCGCTAGGTATGCGTATTTTGACGAGGAGATTTTTCTTGACCACGTTGAAAATCTCAAAGGCGATTACGTAGGAGATATGAACAACGTGCTTCGCCTGATTCAAAAATATGGGATTACTGAATTCGAGAAGGCCGCGTATTCCCACAATGTATGTTCGATAGGCTTCAGCCCAAGAGACAATAAGTGGTACGGCTGGTCGCACCGCGCCATTTACGGGTTTGGCATCGGGTATAAGGTGCTTCAGGGCGCGTGCGAGGCCGAATACTTGCCCGTAGGGTATACGTGCAAGACGCTCTACCATTGTAAGCAATGCGCCATAGCGTTCGCTAAGTTGGTATCATAAAACGAGGAGGGCAAAATGCCTGATTGTGCTGGTTGCGAATATCGTTCGGAAGCGTATCATGCAGGATCGGCATTTTGCCCTTTTCAAAAATGTTTGAAAACCGAAATGGACGAGATTATAGAAAACGCGGAGGACATAACGTGCCAACACGATTCGTATTCAAGCGCAAAGAGCTAGGAAATCTTTGGGTGGAATGCTCTACTATAATTCCGTATAATTGGACGCGATTATCAATAGAGTTACGTTCGTTGCTTCCACGTCTTTTCAAGGACGAAAATAGATTGTTCCTGGTATTATCAATGCCTTATGTAGGGACTATGTGGCTGTCGGTTCCGTGGAAGGGTTAGACGATGGAAGGTACTTTTTTATTTTGTAGAGGACGCGAAATAAGGAAGGGCGCAGAGTTCGTGTGTCCTCATTCCGAATTCTGTTTACGGTATTCAAGGAAAGCACCTTCTCCGTATCATCATTACGGAAAGACGGTTCCCGTGGACAATCATTGTAGCTGTCGATATTTCAAACTGAATCCAGAGCTTGCAATCGAGCGTAGAACTGGTAAAATGAAAAAAGAGAGAGTATCGAAGGCGAAGCCTAAAAAGGTTGTGCGAAAGAGCGGAAGGCCCCGAAAGGCTTCCTAGTAAAAAGGCGGCGCTACCATGCTGAATGACGACGTTCCCGAAGTGACAAGCGCCGTTCATATCGTAGAACTATCGAATATAATTTCAAACGGTTTTATATATTTGAGTGCTTGTCCTATCTGTCTTTTGTTCAACGATCCGTCCCACGCGAAAAAGGGCAAGTGCGCTCATTGCGGCTACGATATAAATAAGGACGTTTCAAATATATTATCGCAAGGCGGCGGTCATGGGATGGAGCGTAAAAAAGATAGTCGAGTGCATAAATAATAATCGGCTATTCGGCGACGGCGATTATATTTATATCCGGCAGGCGCATAAACCGTACATGAAGGGCAAATGGCAGGCGATACAGAAGGGCGTGCGCGAGAACGTGCTGACGGTGGAGCCGTGCGGAAGTGATTGTTTCATCGTGAAAAAAGTTGAAAAATCAGATGATTGTATTGAAAACTAAGCCGCCTGGACAGTAGTATAGAGTGACAGCGAAAGCCAACGAAGCAAGTAGCTGAATGTCTACTAAGCCCTCGGAAAGAGGCAAGGAGCATCCATGAAGAATTCTGTCGAGATTGAAGGCGTCGTTCACGGCTACCTTCCCACGGCCTTCTACGCGAAGGATCAGTACCGTGTCCAGGTCGAAGTCTCCCACGAGAGCGTGACCGGGGCCAAGCACCGCTTCCTGGTGGAGCTTCGCGGCCGAGTGGCGCGGGAGCTTTTCAAGGAGTATCGCCCCGGATCGCTCTACAGCTTCCAGGGCCGTCTCAAGGCGTCGAACATGGGCAAGATCAAGGTGATCGCCCACGCCTTCGCCCGCGAGGCGTACACCGCGCTGACGCCCGACGAGGACAAGTCCTACGAGGACGTGAAGCGCCAGTACGACGCGAACGTGGAAATCGCCTACGCGGATCGCAAGTACGCCGAGGAGAAGGCCGAGTCGGCCGCTAAGGCGGCGCTGAACAACGCGATAGACGGGGCGATGGACGCGCTAGACGAGGCGATGGACGCGGCCGAGAGTTCCGCCGCTGACGAGGCGACTGACCAGGACTAAGTAAAAAACCTAGCGGCCGGGGTCAAGGGCCGTACTGAGCGGAGCCGGGCATTACCTCCCAAGCAGTCCGGCACCGCTCTTTTATTATGGCTCCATCGTCTAGCGGTCAGGACAGCGGTTTTTCAAGCCGCCGACATGGGTTCGACTCCCATTGGAGCTATTCACAATTATTAGGGCTTTTAGCTCAGTCGGTTAGAGCTACGGACTCATAATCCGCAGGCCGCTGGTTCAAGTCCAGCAAAGCCCATTATATTTTTTATAGGAGGGTTTATGATTCAGTCGTATCCGGCAAGGGAAACGTCAAACAGAAAGCATTCCATTATTTCAAAGGACAGGGAGAAGCGCAGAGCCATTCGGAAGGCTGATCGGCGCGTTTCGCTTCTCCGCAAGGCCCGGCTGGTCAAGTAAGCCTGGAACGGAACGGAGCGGTGT